ACTCAGGATCGCGGTCCCCAAACGAGCGAAAGCTCGTAGAGGGAACCTGATCTAACGAACCTGAGTCACCAGACCAGAAATCGGAGATCTCTGGTAAGGAATTGTCGAGCTCGACGAAATCAAGGATCTCGCGATCCTTGGCTCGTTGAGGACACTCTATCTCGGTCTTCTTAGCGAAGCAGAGGATCTGCCTCAAGAAGAAGATAGCCTCGATAGAAGCGTCTTCCAACAGACTTCCTTTCTCATCGAATACGAGTAGGTAGAGTCCCCGGAGTAAAACCGGGATCACTACCCGACCCGAGACAGCCCTTGTACAGGGAAGTCCGGATCGTTTGTACTCACCCGCCGACAAGCACTGATCAAGGTGTTTGCCGGCAGCAGGGAGGTCTACCACGAAGAAGTGGAGACCTCTACTGTCGATGAGACTGCGAAGGCGTAGGAGATCTCTCTCAAACTCCTTGCGCAGGGTTGGGAATGTGTAACAAGCATCCCTCACAAGATGCTCTAACACACTGCTCAGCTCCTTGACGTACCGCTTAGACATAGGATCACTCCAATTGTCGTACGCGATGCGTTGAGGAACCCCAGCGCCAGTAGGGTCACCCCTAGTTGGCATGGCAGCCTTACGACTGCCAACCGTTCATTGCCGCCGCGTTTGCGTAGGAGCTGGCCGAAAGCCATTCCGCCGCAGACAGGTACAAGACGCTGTTGATCTGTGAGGCGGGCGCCTCAAGAACAACATACGACTTACGGCTGAATTCAGGAACAACCCCCGCAGCGAAGATGGTCTCTGTGAACTCGACGTTGTGACGATCGAGTCCAAGAGGATTCTTTGCCGAGGGGGCAGTCCGGGTGTGTCGAACACGGAGTCGAAACTCCGCCAACGACTCCCGGAGATAGTACTCGGAAGAGTACTGGTCCTGATTGATCCTCACAAGGGACTTAGCGCCCGAAGTGAAGGTCACGGTCTGTGGATCTGCAAGCATCTGGAGCTCCTGGCTAAATGATGGTTCTACGTGGTATACGCCCGGGCCGCCCGGCCCGGAACCACTTCAGAGCCAACAGAGAAGCCAGGACAGACCATTTCCCGCTGTCAAACAGCGGGAGGTAGGAGGGTACGAAAGGGAACAATGGGGTGGATGGCCACCGTTCCTTCCGTACGTGGCGCTCTTTAAACTCACCGGATAGTGAGAAGTCAAGAGACCACAGGCCATCTTCAACTGTGAACATCGACTCTACAGTCGAAGTCCGCATGATGCAGATGTTCCCCCAGGTCATCGGGATGGCGTTGTTGGTGGCACGAATGACAGTGCCAATACCAGCAAACCAATCGATGAACCAGCTCCATGGTGTGAGTTCCCACAGAGTAGCCAGCGCGGCTTGACTGTTGATACCCAGGAGCGTAAGCTCCCTAAACCGGCCCCCTTCGGGGCCGAGAGGGATATCAAAGTCCGGTGATTTTATCCATTTCACCGACCCCCAGATCCGATGGGACCTGAGGGAAGCGCGTTCCGCAAAGATCACGGACCCGGTGCTAGAGCTGTCGATGATAAGTCGATCATGCTCGTTGCCCGGGTGAGGATATTGCGGGGCTAAAGGATGCCTCTTGCTGAGGTACTTCTGCTGGGACAAGATGGACAAATCGAGCTCTAGAGCACGCATGCTCTCAGAGAGATTGTACAACTTGCCCAGGTCACTCAGGAGGGGCCGGACGGCCCAACGCCAGGATAGGTGGCCCTTGGCCACTTGGCGTAGGATATTGTCCCCCCAACCTCTCACGAGTGAAGGAATGTCCTTGAGCTCACCAATAAAGGTCGGTACCGAGACGATCGGTACTGAGATATTGGTGTTCCCAAGAAGCTCCCAGGCGTAATTACTGCGTTCGAGTGGATCGAACTCAGGAAAGACAGTCCTGGGATCCACCGGGGTGGGCACATAGTCAATCGGCCAGTTCTCGAGCTTGCGCACGAGAGTGCCCGACGACCATTGCTCACCAGTGAGCCGAGGCCTGGAAACGTGTGTTTCGTCAAGCTGGAGGGCATTAACGCCATTCCAGTTGCCGACCACATCGTCACAAGCCTTGACCTCACCCTCAGCGACAACGCGCACCGATGTCTGCGGACTCGCCAGGTAATAGAACTTACTACCTGACGAAGTCGTACGACGATCAAGGTCGCGATGTCTAGCTTGAGGCACGGTGAAGATTCCTGAAGTACTCAACTCCTAGGGGCCC